TGGTGGCCAACCAGCGCTCGATTGAAAAGCGTGACATGCTCGCAGGCACCACCACGGCGGGTGGCTTCACCGTGCAAACCGAGGTAGGCGAACTGATACCATTTCTCGACCCGCGTTTGACTGTCCGCCAACTGGGCGCTACCTACCTTACCGGGCTGAGTGGCAACGTGGACTTTCCGCGCAATAATGCCGCCGCCGCCGTTGGGCGCAAGACGGAGGTAGCCACCGCCGATGAAACCAGCCCGACGTTCGACCAAGTGCAGTTGCGCCCCGTTCGCTACACGGCGTTCGTGGATGTCTCCAAGCAGGTTATCCTGCAATCCAACATCGACATGGAAAACTTTGTGCGCAACCGCCTCAATGAAGCGCTTTTCCGGAAACTGGAAGAAGAGTGTTTCACCAACTCGGACAGCACGGGTATCTTCGATTTGGCCGGGGTGAATGATATCACCATTGGCACAAACGGAGGCGACCTGACATGGGAGTTGATCGTTAAATTCGAATCCGAAATCGCCGCCGACAACGCCGACATGGGTCGCCTCGGGTATCTGTTTACGCCGCAAGTTGCGGGCAAACTGAAAACAGCTAAGCGCGACGTAGCGGGCAACGGCTTTATTTGGGAGGGTCCCAACACGGCCGCAAGTGTGAATGGCTACCAAGCCTACGCATCCAACCTGTTGCCGAAAAACCTGACTAAGGGCGGCTTTACCAGTGTCCTGCATGGCGGGGTATTTGGTAACTGGGCTGACCTTTTGATCGGTCAATTCGGCGGGGTGGATATCCTTATCAACCCCTACACGAAAGGCAAAGAAGCGACGGTCGAAGTGATCGTGAACGCATGGTTTGACCACGCAATCCGCCAAGCCGCTTCGTTCTGTAAGTGCGACGAATTGTACCCGTCCTAATGCCGTACGCAAGATTCAAAAAATCTGGCGTGGCTTATGGATATGGGTACAATTTCCAAGAAATCGGTTTTGTTCAGGAAGTCCATAAACAGCGTTTGATTGATGCCGGGGTTATCGAGGTAATAGCCGATACCCCGGCACAATTTGAAATTGGCGTACAATATGAAACGCCGGAAAAGTTAACGCCTAAAATCCAAAAGCGTGATCTGGGAAGTAGTAAGCGGGCCAAGCGATGAACCACTAACCTTAGCAGAGGCGAAGGCATGGCTTAAGGTTGATGATAGTGCGGAAGACGCATTGATCGGCAGCCTTATAAGTTCAGCGCGCCGCAACGCTGAACAATACACCGGGCGTTTGCTACTATCTCAGACTATACGCGAACATTTCGATGACTTTCCGCCATATCAGATAGAATTATCCTTCCCAGCAAACGCGGTGAATAGTATAACGTACAAAGACGAAGCCGGAACCGTACAAACCGTTTCTTCGGCGGATTATTCGGCGGACATTGTCAGTAAAGCGCCGCGCATCTGGATTAATCCGGACAAAGCATGGCCGACAACCGGAAGTTATCCGAATGCTGTGATGGTAGAATATTCTACCGGATATTCAACGGCGGCCGATGTACCGGAAACATTCAAGACGGCTATTTGCTTGTTGCTGGCTTTCTTGTACGAGAACCGGGAAGATATACCGATTTCAGGGAGTAACGACCCGCGTGTACGTTCGTTTAATTTGATCTTGCACAACGAAAAAACGTTGAACTAATGGACAACTTAAGTGCGAAAAAAACACGCATCGGGCATCTTGACCAGATTATTGAGATACAGACGCCAACGTACAGTACAAGCGTGTACGGCGAACAATTACCAGCGTGGACGCCTGCACAAACATTGTACGCAAATGTAGCGTATAATACGACCGGACAAAACGAGGATGTAAGCGGACAAACGATAAAAGAATATAGGCCAGTAACGTTCACTATTCGCTACCGTACAAACGTAAGTTCAAAAGATCGAATATACTATGCGGGCGAAGAATACGATATAGAGAACATTGCACACGAGGGTAGAAAACGATTCACTAAACTTGTTTGTATTCTTCGGAGATAATGGCACGCGGAGTAAGCATAGATGTAAAAAAGTTCAACGAAGAAGCGAGGCAATTAGTCCGCCAATTAGAACAATGGAGTACGGATGTTCAAAAGGACGCGCAGAAGATTGTAAAGCCCGCCGCCGAATATACCGCGAAGAAAATAGCGGAAAAAACCCCGGTGTACAATAGAAGGCATTACAGATATTCTAATGGACAAAAAGTAGCAGAATATTATCCGGGCAATCTTCGCAGGTCAATCTTAGACCTTGAATTAAGAAGGATTCCGGGGGCGTTGGTGGGGCCTAAGTTGGGAGGCAGTAAGGGTAAATTTTCGGGCGCGCGCGTGGATGGATTTTATTTTCGATTTGTGGACAGGGGCGCACCAGCAAGGGGGATACGGCCGCAAAGAATCAGATCGAGAGGCGCGGCCGCTGCAAGGAAAACCGCGTACCGAATAATTGAAAAGCGATTAATACAAAGACTGAAAACAATATGAGGCTCAAATTACTCAAAAAATACAACGGAATACCCGCCGGGGCGGTTGCTGAATTCAACAACGCGCAACAACTACTGGATGCGGGCATAGCAGTTTGGGTGCCGCAGGACACGGCATGCAAACTAAAGGACGCCGAGTTGTACGGCGAATGTACACACCCGATAAAACAGGACACGACAGGCGTGAAAAAACAACAGCCGGAAACGGCCAACTCTAATTTAAAACAGTTTTTGCCATGCCTACAACTGGAACCGTTAACGGCCGTCTGATCAAAATATTTGTTGATAGCACGGCTGTTACATGCCAAACCAACTCCACGCTCGAGATGACGATGGAGCCCCGCGAATCTACCTGNAAGGACACGGTNGGCAATGCCGCCGCGTTTCTTGCGGGTCGCACATCTTGGACAATGGGGGGCGAAGCCAAATTGGCTTACGACGCTTCTAAGGGGTTTAGTTCGCTTTACACCGCGTGGAAAGGATGGGACGCAACTAACCCTTGCTTTCCAGTCCACTGTCAGCGGCGACAAGGGTTATTCAGGCGTCGGGTTCATCACCTCTTTGAGCGCCGACACGCCGGACAATGAAGATTCAACGTTCTCGTTCTCGATTCAGGGNTCGGGCGCGTTAACCGAGTTTACGACTTCTTAATCTTAACGACAAAATATGCAGACAGCAATTTTTATTGGCGGCAAAGAGCGCCCCGTACAGGTTGACATGGGGCTGGCCTACGACTACGAAATAACCACCGGCCGCGCGCTACATGAGGACATTAACGCGATTACTTCCGGGCTTAGCCTTGTGAAGATCGTGGACTTGATGTACACCGCGCTGGCAGTCCCTATCCGCGAAAAAGGCGGCATAGTTGACTTCCGGCCGCGCGATGTGGCCGCGTGGATAGCCGAAACGCCGACCGCCGCCGAAAAGTTTGCACGCATATTAAACGACGCCTTTGGCATTCCAGTGAGTGATGAACCTTTGCCCGACGAGGGCGAAAAAAAGAAGCGGGCGGCTATTGGCAAAAGCTGATAGCCGCCGCCGCTTACACTGGAATGAGCGAGGTGGAATTTTGGAGGACTACACCTGCCTTTCTTCACGCTCGGATACAGGCGAAAAAGGCAGAGGATAGGACACAAGCGGAATTTACCCGGGTGATTGCCTTTTATGCGGCCAACGCCGGGAAATTCAAACCCGTGCCGAATATGCGGAAGTTTTGGCCTTTGCCGTGGGATACTGTTACCGAATTCAAAGAGTTAGATATTAACGCCGCCGCGCCGCTGCTTTCCGCGATGGATGCAGCAATAGCAGAGCAATTAAAACGGCAAAAAGATGGCACTAACGGATCTTAATGTAGCGCTAAGGCTCTCGACGCGGGAATTTAATCGCGAACTAAACAACGCGACCAGAGACCTCAAAAAAGCGTCCGACCAAATGGCGTCTATTGGCAACACTCTTACGTTGGGTGTTACCGCTCCGTTGTTGGCTATTGGCGCGGGCGCGATTCAGGCGGCCGGGGAATTTGAGCGCTTGCGGTTGGGTCTTGAGGCTACAATGACCGGGGCGGGGTATAACATTGCACAAGCCCGCGACGAGCTGGAAAAGTTACGGGAAGTGGCACGGGCTCCGGGCATTGACTTTGAACAGGCGGTAAAAGGTTCGCTTCGATTGCAGGCTGTTGGCCTTTCAGCAGATCAAGCGCGGGAAACAATTGCGCAATTTGCGAATGGCGTGGCTGCTGCTGGAGGCACAGCCGAAAACCTGAACAGCGTAACAACGCAAATTTCTCAGATTATCGGCAAGGGAAAGATTCTTAATGAGGATCTGAAAATTCTTAAAGAGAATATGCCGTCTATTTCAAGAGCGCTGGTTTCTGCATTTGGCACAGCCGATGCGGAGGGCTTGCGTGCATTGAATATTAGCGCCGAGGATTTGGTAGTAACCCTTACACAAGAGCTGGCTAAAGCGCCAAGGGTAGCGGGCGGCATTGCTAACAGCATAACTAATGCCCAAGTGGCGATAAGGGTAGCCGCAGCAAACATAGGCGATTCTCTTAACAGGGCATTTAACATACAGGGGGGGAATTGATAAATTTGCAGCATTTTTGGAGCGGGTTAGTATGGCGTTCGCCAACCTTACGCCGGAAACGCAATCCGCGATATTTGCGGTGGCGGCATTTGGGGTGGCATTGGGGCCCGCTATTCGCGCGGGCGGCCTGATTGTTACCACATACGGAAGTGCCAAATTAGCGCTGTTCAAATTTGCTCGATTTGTTAATGATGATCTTCAAAAAGCGATGGCGGGCGGGACTACGGGGGTAGGCAGGCTTGTTGCCGCCTTTAAAGCGTTGGACGCAACAACGAAGGCCACGGTAATAGGTATATCTATTGGCGTTTTTATTGCGCTTGCAGCGGCCGTGGCCACTTATTCGTCAGCGAATGACGAGGCGGCGCAAAGCGCAAAAGCGCTGGCGGATATTCAAAAGACCGCCAAAGAACAAGCCGCATCGCAGGCATTACAGGCTGAGCAGTTAATTGACGCCTTCAAGCGGGAAAACACCACACAAGAAGATAAAGAGCGCATTATTAAGCGCCTGCAAGAGATTAGCCCAAAGTATTTCGGGACGCTCGACGCGGCGCGGGCAACCACGGAAGACTTGACAAAAGCCTTGCAGGGCTACCGTGACGAATTAATAAGGGTGGCTACCGTAAAAGCCGCGACGGATAAGATAGCCGAGTTGCAGGTAGCAATGGCCGATCTTAAGGATGAGGCGGAATTGACGCCTATACAATTAGGCTTATTGGCGCTGGAGGGTTCCGTAAAGTCCGTGCTTAATCCCGTGAAATCATTGGCCGCAATACAGGGTATTGTTGCGAAAGGCGCAAAGCAGGTAGCAACCAATGCGGACGAGGCAAAAAAGGCGTACGATAGACAGATTGAAACCCTTAAAAAGGTAATTGACGAAAACCAGACGCTTAATGATGTGCTGGGCGAGCAGCCTAAAGCGCCACGAGCGCCACGCGACCCAAATGCACCCGCCGCACCCGCCATAGACCTCGAAGCCCTAAAAAGATCACGCCAACAATTCCAGGACTTTGCGACGCTTCCGACCGTGCAAGCGCCGGGGAATATTGAGGGGGGCGGATCGTTGCAACAGATCGAGAAAGGACTGGATGGTATAACTCAAAAATCTCAACAGGCTGCGTTTGGGATGGCGGCGTTATTGGACCCGTTGAAATTAAACACGCAGGCGGCTATTGAATTTGCAACACAATCAGGGCTACTCTTTGAGGTTTTCAATAATGAAGTACTAACAAGCATAAATGGATTTGGGCTTCTCGGGCAAACGATAACAGGCGTATCCAATGCAATAGCGGCCGGGCTTTCAGATGCTTCTGATGGGTGGGCTGCATTTAAAAATGCCGCCATTGAAGCTATTGCAGATGTTATCGGAAGGCTTGTGCAACAATTCGTGGCACAGCAGATTGTTAACGCCGCCAAAAACCCCGCTATTGCAGCACTCGGCCCCGCCGGGATAGCGGTTGCCGCCGGGGCGGGCGTAATCGCCGGGGCGGCATTCAAGCGCGTGGTCGGCGCTGCTAAGTTCGCAGAAGGCGGTGTTGTGTACGGCCCGACCTTAGGCCTTGTTGGCGAATACCCCGGCGCGTCCACAAACCCGGAAGTAATCGCGCCGCTTTCCAAACTAAAAAACCTTATCGAGCCTGCTGGCGGGGCAATGGAATTACAAACGCGAATCAGTGGCAATGATCTGCTGGTTCTTCTTGAACGGACGGAAAAACAGCGCAACAGGTTTAGATAATGGCAAAACGTTTCCATAGTACCTTTTACAATCTCCGTGGCTCGCGATTCGACGTAGAGATTTGGGACAGCGACCACACGGGCGATTCGATTGAGATCGAGTTGGCACAGCCGGGTATTAGTATAAGGTACGGGAACGAAAACGGCGAACGCTATTCCAGCGTGATAGGCTCGGAGGCGGAAATTAGCATACTGATTACGGGCGACGCAAGTCAAGAAATAATCCACGAACTTGCAGCCAGTCAAGAGGGGCGGTTCACGGTTTACATTACGCGGGGCGATGGATTTGCAAGGCAATGGATAGGCCGCGTTATGCCGGATATTTCAATCTATGAGGATATTCAATTCCCGTACCTGTTTACGCTCAAAGCAACAGACGGACTGGCAGCGCTCAAAAATATTCCGTACAACAACAACGGAGACCCTTATTTTGGTGACGCGCGGTTAATCACGCACCTAACCAACGCGATCGCTAAATTAAGCCACATTGACCGCCACTACGGAAGTACAGACCCGCTCTTAGTCACGTCGGTGGACTGGTGGGAAGAAACAATGACCAGCGCAAAAGCGAACGACCCGCTATTTTTGTCTTGGTTAGATCACGCGACGTTTTACGATTTCAAGACGAAGGGAGAGCGCGAATACAAGTCCTGTTGGGATGTACTTCACAATATTTGCACAACTTTTGGATGCCGGATATACCACGTTGACGGGGCGTATTTCGTTGACCAGGTAACGTACCGCGCGTCCACCAATGTGGAATCGAGGCGATACAGTAAGACGGGATCATACCTGAGCAACTCGACAATTTCGGGCGCAAATGATATTGACCAGACAACGAATGGCGCGCGGCTTACGCTTGTGCAATACGATTACTTTCCGCCGCTTCGGTATTCGCGCATTGTTCACGAGGTAAATAACCGCACCAACTTAATAGGCAGCGCACAAATAGACAGCGATAACAAATCGTTAAGTATTTACCAGCCCGTCGAAACAAACGGCGGCCAAACGACGCTACGCCTTACAGGTAACGTTAACCTGACAGTAACAAATGACGACTACTCGGGATCGGCACAACAACTACTTTTCATCTTTGAGATCAAGTTAAAAATTGGGGCAAAGTATGCGCTTCGCCAATACCAAATCCAGTTCTATAATTGGTCGTATTCAAATGCAAGTTGGGAAGACGGAGCCGGAAGCCGCATATCATATATTTTGTCGGCATGGCCACGACCTTCGACCGGGCAAACCCTAAACTATGCCATCCCGATCAACTGGACTTCGCCGCCACTTCTCGGAGGTTCGGCAGCCAATTCTTCGGAGTTTTCAATAGACCTTGTAGGGGTAAAAACTTTTACTTCGACCGGGGCAGAACAAAATCTATTTTTGGGCGACTTCACGATTTCGTGGGAATTCGACAACGCATGGCTGGAAATGCTTTCGTTTGGGCAGCCGTCGCTTAATGACGACGAGGTGGTTTACTACACGGGTTCAGTTGAGGCGGCCAGCAATACAGCCTTTACCCAATTTAGTACGCTGGTCGGGGATTTTTACGGAAACCCCAACACAATCGGGCGCCTCAAAACAGGCGCTTCCTCAACATCACTAACCAACACCCAGAACTGGGGGATAGGCAACGCAACGCGCAACAAGCCTATTCTTGAAATCCTATCCGAGTACACATTCAAAGGCCAAAACAAGCCGATCAAACGAATGAACGGCACGCTTACGGGCGGGTTCGACCTAAAAAAGCCGTTCAAAATAGCCAGTACGCGCTACCTATTGATGGGCGGCACGTTCAACGCATCGCGCGACGAACTTACCGGGACTTGGTTCGAACTTCACTACGGTAACGAGGGTGTACCAGTTACCCCTATCCGCCGGAAAAAATATACTTACACCGCGCCCGACCCTTCGCAGGATAACGTACCTTCGGGCAATGCCGGGGCGGGTGGCGGGCCCCAAACAGAAAACATAGGCAGCCCGTCGGCGTCTATACTTCGGCCGGTTGCTTACGCTACAACAGACGGAGAGATAACAGCAGGCGTAAAGACGTCTATTGATATTGAGCAGACGTTGGTTTTTGGTGATTTTGTGGATGGTGACGTAGTGACGATTGTGCACCCTATCAAAGGCTTCTTTGAAGACTTGACAATATCGGCAACCAGTCAGGACAGCGATACCAGTTTGGATGTAACCGGAACGCTGCTACTGGATTATCCGGCATCGTCTTTCATTCTGAAAAAGCCGCTTTTGAGCGCGTTCAAATTACCGGGCGGGGCGGCGGATAAAGATTTGCTGGTATGGGACGCGGGCGATTCGCGCTGGAAGTCTTGGACGCTGGAAAAATACGTGGACGATACGGCGGCGATTACAGCCGGGCTTGAAGCGGGTGATATTTATATTGTTGATAAAGGGAACGATGCTATTGCAGAAGGTGTTTTAAAAGTGGTACTATGAATATATCGGGACCTATACGGGCGATTATCGCAAACGACAATACCGCGAACACGGCAATACAAAACCGCGTTTATCCGGGTATTTTCCCTATCCAGTACATTTTGCCGGCCGTCGCAGTGAATATTACACAAGTGACGCCGAACGCCACAAAGACGGGGCCGAGCGATATTGATATGGTGATGGCGCAAATTGATGTGTACGCGCCAACCTACACGCTGGCCAACAACATCGCGAAAATGATTCGCACGGCACTCGATTACTACCGGGGCGACGTGCTGATAGGCGGCGAACTTGTGGCTATTGACTGGATTAATTACGAAGGCCAAACAGACGCCTTCGAAGAAAAGCCACGCGAATACCGGGTGTCGTGTGATTACTCAGTGCGGGTCAATCAGGGCGCAACGATAGGCAATTACGACGGTACGTTGGTTTTGCCTGGTGGAACGAATTTCTTGCAGGTGTACGGCCCGTATGTGGATGACGACGCCGCAATAGCGGACGGGCTTGTGGTTGGGCAACTCTACACGGTGGCGACTGGAAACGACACAATACCTGCTGGAACGATCAAAAAAATTGGTACGCCATGAAATACAAATTAGCAATCATCTTTTCAGTAGTTGCATTTTCTGCAACGGCTCAAATAACCAAAACGGCGGGCATCCCTTACACGGTGGGCGCGCCAACACATACCCCGTCGGCATCCGGTTCGGCGTGGGCGATTGATACAGGCAATCTCGATTTGTACGCATTTTACAGCGGCACATGGAATCTTGCAGGCGAACGAATACAGACGATATCGGGATGTTCCGCGCCCGCCTACACGCCGGGGAAGGGGCAAAGCTTGTTTGTGATCAACGCCTGCGATTCGCTTTACTACTACCGTTCCGGCGCGTGGGTTGTGATTAATCTGGGTGGTGGAGGCGGCGGTGGCGGTGTGTCCGACGGCGACAAGGGGGATGTAATTGTAAGTTCTTCCGGCACGGTTTGGACGGTGGATACGTCCGCGATTACAGCGGTAAAAATTGCGGCCGACGCCGTGGACTCTTCGAAGGTCGGTAATAAAACGCTTAGCCTTAGCGACCTTAACGGGGCGTGGGGTGCAGCGAATGGATCTGTTTTGAAGTGGAACGGGTCTAACTGGAGGCCGGGAACAGACAACACCGGGGTGGATGGCAATGGTATTTACTCGGGCGACGGGGACATACCAACAAACACAGACGCAACCCTGCCAACCAATAGTTTTTTTCGCTTTGAATGGCCGAGCGGGAATACAGCGCTTATTATGGACGACTTTGGCGATACGGTCTATTTGGCCGACCCTTCGCTGGCATCTTCGGTATTGGTATCCGCATCAAAGGTTGGCCTTCGCTCAACCGGGAACATCGAACTTTGGGGCGGCACAGGCGGCGCTAAACTTCGCCTTCTTGAGCCAACCGGATCGGGTTCGAACTACACGCAATTACAGGTCGGCGCACAGTCAGCGGATATAACTTATACCCTGCCTGCAACGGGCGGCACGGATGGGCAATATTTGCAAATCACGACAGGCGGGCAAATGCAGTGGTCAACGGTAGCGGCTGGCGTGACGGATGGAGACAAAACAGATATTACAGTGTCCGGCTCCGGCGCTACATGGACAATAGATAACAAAGCAGTTAGTTATGCAAAAATTCAGGACGTATCCACCACTAATCGTTTGTTGGGGCGTGGGTCGGCTGGCTCTGGTTCGATTGAAGAAATATCGGTATCGAGCGGGCTTACGCTTACTGGAACGACGCTAACAGCCGTAGATCAATCCGCCACAAACGAAGTGCTTACTATTTCGGATGGCAGCAACAGCGAAGCGATGGGCGGCCAAACGCTTATTGTAGCCGGAGCTGGAATCAATACGGCTTCATATAACGCCACTAATAATACGTTGACAATTACGGGTACGGAAAACGACGGCTCTGCAACCAATGAAGGCAGTCTAACGGTAGGCGCCGGCACAGCAACCACAAGCCTTATCAATTCAAACACAACAGGCAGCACACCTGTAACCCTTAGCGCTGGTACAAATATCACGCTTAGCGAAGCAGGTAACACGATCACCATTGCATCGAGCGCACCGGGCGTGACAGACGGAGACAAGGGGGATATTACGGTATCTGGTTCCGGCGCTACATGGACAATAGACGCCGGAGCGGTCAATACGGGTAAAATTCAAAACGCTACTATCCTTTTTGAGGACATAGCCCAAAACAGCGCAAGCAGCGGACAGGTAATCAAATGGAACGGCACGGCGTGGGCGGCGGGGGCGGATAACACGGGCGGCGCTGGTTCGACCGACCTAAGTTGGACGGGCGCATCTTCACCTTATACGCTTAATAGTTCGTCTGGAACGGACGTAACCTTCGCACAGGGGACTGGAATTACCCTTGCAACATCCGGCGCGCAAATGACAATCACCAACGCTTCGCCCGATCAGACGGTANCNATAACAGGCGGGGGTATCACAACCGTAACAGGCACTTACCCCAACTTCACCGTGACCAGTACCGAAAGCGACGGTAGCGCAAGTAATGAAGGCAGCCTAACGGTAGGTGTTGGCACGGCATCAACCAGCGTGATAAACTCAAACACAACTGGAAGTACCGGGGTAACTATTTCGGCGTCAACCGGGCTGACAATCGGCGAAAACGGGAACACTATAACCTTGACCAATTCAGCGCCCGATCAGACGGTATCAATAACAGGCGGGGGTATCACAACTGTAACAGGGACTTACCCCGACTTCACCGTGACCAGTACCGAAAGCGACGGTAGCGCCACAAACGAAGGCAGGCTTGGCGTAGCGGCCGGAAGCGGCACAACGGCCGAAATAACCACGAATACAAGCGGGTCAAATAATGTGGTAATTCAGGGCGGGGGTATTGTTTCTATTTCGGAAACAACTGGGACGAACGGCGGTACGATCAATATTTCGGCGACCGAGGTGGACGGCTCGACCACGAACGAATTGCAAACCATTTCGACCGCAACGAATACCGTAACCTTATCGGACGGGGGCGGAAGTTTCACGATAGCGGGCGCGGGTATTAATTCGGTAGCGACGGCGGGTACGACAATTACGATTACGGGAACGGAAAACGACGGCTCTACCACCAACGAACTACAAACCATTTCGACCGCAACGAATACCGTNACCTTATCGGACGGGGGCGGAAGTTTTACAATAGCGGGCGCGGGTATTAATTCGGTAACAACATCCGGCACTACAATAACAGTCACGGCGACAGAAAACGACGGCTCTACGACCAATGAACTGCAAACAATCGCCAACACATCCAGCGGCACAAGCCACACCGTCACCCTTTCCGATTCAGGCGGCTCGGTTCAACTTGCAGAAGGTACGGGAATTAATCTTGTAACTACCGGAACGTCCGGCGCGGGCGTGGTGACAATCAACGCAACAAATAGCGGTACGGTAACATCCGTAGGCATAACAGCCCCGGCCGCTGGTATTACGGTATCCAATTCGCCGATAACATCGAGCGGGAGCATGACCTTAGCGCTTGCAAACGACCTTGCGGCAGTTGAGGGGCTATCTACAAATGGCATCGCAGTAAGAACCGGCACGGACACATGGGCTACCCGAAGCATTGCAACATCAACAGACGCATCATCAACAGCGGGGCTTTCGGTCGGATTTTCTGATGGTGTATTAGGAAATCCAGTAATAGCCATTAACACATCTGCCAGCACATTTAAGTTAACGGCCGCTGCTGCGACAACGGCTAATATCACATTAAGCGGAACGCAAAATATTGATGGATTGAATTTATCCGTAGGGAGCCGTGTGCTTGTGAAAAATCAAAATACCGCTTCCGAAAACGGAATCTATACCGTGGCTTCCGGGACTTGGGGTCGCGCTGCGGATATGGATGTTAACGACGAATTAAACCGGGGTGTTGTTATTTATGTGAGAAGCGGCATTGTTAACGGCGGTAAATATTTCAGGCTTACCACGTTCTCTATATCAGGCATGACAATAAATTCAACAGCACTAACCTTTGGTGAAATATTCAACGGATTTGCGCTCACGGACGCCGACAAAGGCGATATTACAGTATCATCTTCCGGGGCGTCTTGGACAATAGACAATAGCGCTGTTTCTACGGCTAAAATTGCCAATAATGCAATCGACTCTACAAAAGTAGGTGATAAACTGCTAAGCCTTAGCGACCTAAACGGCGCATGGGGCGCGGTATCAGGGTCTGTCTTGAAATGGGACGGCACGAATTGGAGGCCGGGCACAGACGAAACAGGCGGCGGTGGCGTCACCGACGGCGACAAAGGCGATATTACAGTATCCGCTTCCGGGGCAACGTGGACTATTGACGCCGACGTGGTGGATTCCACAAACGTCGCAAACAAGACATTAAGCGTGGACGACTTAAACGGCGGTTGGGGGGCATCGGCTGGTACTCCGCTCGAATGGAACGGCACTAATTGGAGGCCGGGCGTGGACGCCAACGGGATATACACTACGGACGACACAATAACAGCCAATCGGCGGGTTTACATCAAAGCCGACTCGGACTTCGGATTTATTTACAAAGAAAACGATAACGCTTTTTTATACGTAGAACCAGCAGGCAACTCGGTGTTTTTGGCCAACAAAGACAATAGTTCTTATATTGACCTTAACACATCGGCGGCTACAATAAAAGCAGGCTATGTGGGCATACCAAGCAGCGGCGATTCAAACCCGGGTACTATCCGTATTTTTGAACCGATCGTAAACGGTGAAAATTACACGCAAATTAACACGGCGGCACAATCCGCAAATATCACCTACACGCTACCAAATGCCGCCGGATCGGATGGGCAGTTTCTTCAATACGGGACGGGCGGCGTACTAAGTTGGGCTACAGCTTCGGGCGGCGGTGTTACCGACGGCGATAAGGGGGACATAACGGTATCTGGATCAGGCGCAACGTGGTCAATAGATGCCGACGTGGTAGATTCCACAAACGTCGGAAACAAGACTTTGAGTGTGGATGATCTTAACGGCGGATGGGGGGCGGCGGCTGGAACGCCGCTGGAATGGAATGGTACAAACTGGCGGCCGGGCGTGGATAGTAGCGGCATTTATTCCGGATCGGGGAATGTCCCCGCAAACACCATAGCAAATGTTACAGACTATTTTGGATTCCAGTACAACACGGGACAAGCTGAAGCGATAGGTATCAGCAATACGGGTGGAACCACCCGAATAACCAACGCGGCCGGGACAGCGCGAATGGCGGTGGAAACGGACTCGGTTGTTTTGGCGAGCGACCGTAAGGTGGTTATTGATGCGGATACACTGGATATTTCGCGGGTCACGGTTAAGGTCGGCTTCCCGGCGGGCGGCGGCGTCACCGACGGCGACAAAGGTGACATAACGGTTTCAAGTTCCGGGGCAAACTGGACGATAGACAACACGGCCGTAACCTTCGCCAAAATCCAAAACAGCGCAGCCGCCGGGCTGTCTGTAATCGGCCGCAGCACGAATAGCGCCGGGGTATTCGCAGAAATAAATGCAACGTCCGACAATCAGGTTTTGCGGCGTTCGGGCACTACGGTGGGCTTCGGTACGGTGGCTACGGGTGGTATTGCAGACCAAGCGATCACTTACGCGAAAATCCAGAACGTAACAGGAAACAGTGTGCTGGCGCGGGCGGCCAGCGGGGACGGTAGTGTTAGTCCGGTATCTCTTAGCGCCTCGCAGTTGTTAGGCCGGGGTTCGACCGGGAACGTGGCGGCGATAACGCTGGGGACGGGGCTAAGCATGTCGGGGACGACACTAAGCAGTACGGGTGGATTTACTTATACTATCAACACTTCAACATCCACAAACTTTACCCTTGCTTTGACTGATCTCGGCGACCTTGTGCGCTGCAATAATGCCAGCCCTATAACACTAAATGTGCCATTAAACTCTTCGGTGGCATTTCCTACCGGGTCAATAATTACGGTAGAGCAAATGGGAGCGGGAGTGGTAACTATTACGCCTGTTTCGGGAGTAACTGTAAATAATGCAGCACGAAAAACTTGGGGACAAAACACTATTATTCAACTTATAAAAACAGGAACAGACACATGGAATGTCATCGGTGCAATCGAATAACATTTATCTTGGCTTTTATGCCATTTTTTTTAAACGCTCAAATTTTACCATCCGTAGTTGATTATGATAATTACGGTGTAACAAAAAGGTATTTAGATTTTCGAGGTGTAGTAGGAGGATTTTCAGATAGGTGCGAAAGAACAACACAAATTGTTAAAACACAATCGTTTACAATAGAATGTTGGGTTAAAATAACAAATTTAAATACGCCTCATAATGCAAATGGGCAATGGCTTATTGCGGAGCGCGGGCCAACTACGCCATCTGGTTTTAATTATCAGTTGACCTGGTCAAAATCTAATAAACGTTTTGGATTTTCAACGCTTAATAACAACCAAACTATTACGCTTGCAGCTAGGTCCTTAGATTCAGCGACTTTGCAAATTGTAAATAATCAATGGAGGCATATCGCTGCTGTTTGTGATTATGATGAGGTAAAAGATTCTATTTATTTAACTGTGTATGTAGATGGAATTCCCGGAACTACTGAAAAATTTTACGAACCAATTGGAAGGTATATTCCAGCATCTAATGATTTCCAACTTGGGTTGCCGGGATACGGTAATAAAACTACTGGAGGACTTGCTTTAATCGGATCTCTTGACGAGGTTCGAATATGGAATACAGCAAGAACACAAGACCAAATTATTCGGTATAAAAATAAAAGGTTAAGATGTTCAGAAACAGGACTTGTGGCTTGTTATAGAATGAATGAGGGGTCTGGCAGCACTGTGCCAGACTGCGCAGGAGATGATGAATCACTGACAATTATAGGATGCCCTTGGGTTACAAATTAGTAGTAAAAATAATTAGAAATTAATATAAGAATAAATGAAGTATATATATATATTCTTGCTTTTGCCAGCATTGTTATCAGCGCAAACGACCGTCATATATGACACGATTCAAGACGTACAAATAGGTCAATTCAGACAGGGATATTATCTCGTTGACGGAGTGCCGGGATTCTTAGCGCCGGGGCAAATTGAACTTGACGTGCGTTATTCGGCGGAGCCTACCTATGAGCCGGAAACCGACAAACTGTTAACCCGGTTCGAGCGGCGCGGAAAAGAATACGTGCAAGTGTATTCGATTGAGCCGAAAACACAAGAGGAAATTGATGCTGACTTTAAGGCGTCTGTTCCTCTTGAAATTACAAAGCGACAGGCGGCGCTGGGTATGGTTCTCTATTTAGGCATTGACCCTTCACAGATCGAGGCGTTTATTTCCCAAAGCATCCCTAATGAAACGCAAAAAAGGCTGGCTTTAATTGAATGGCAGTACACTTCAATCGTAAGCCGGAGCAACCCGCTAATTGGATTGTTTGCCCAATATTTAAGTCTTTCCGAACGGCAAATTGACGAATTCTTTATTAATTGCGAAAAAATCTATAACCATGCGACTTCTTCTGACAAACGCCGCTTATTACGCCGCCGGCCTTATCGCCCTGCCTGTCTTGGTATTTCTTGCAGCCGCGTCACTTGTGGCCAACTGCCTGCTTTGGGTACTTGAAAAAGCGCAGCCATGAGCGGATTGAGTATTCGAAATTGCATTTGCATAGCCGTATTCGCGGTAATGTACTGCCTTTTCATTGTGCCGCTTTTGATCGGCATGTACGCACTCGAGAAAATGGATTAAATCACTAAATTCAAAAATAGATATGGAGCCAAAAAAATGGTATCAATCAAAAATCGTGCTTTTCAGCGCGTCCACGCTGCTGATTGTCGGCGGCGATCTACTAACCGGATTCTTGAACACCGCACAAGTGACGCCCGAGCAACTGGCAGCCATTGAGCAGGCAGGGCCGCAGGTTGTCGAGGCTGTGCAAGGGATCAAAGCCGGGGAAAGCGTATTCCAGACAATAGCCGCGATTTTTCCAGCCATTGTGCTGATTCTTCGCGTTTGGTTTACAGCTGTACCCATCGCGCCGATTGCCCCGAAAAAAGATTAACCTGTCTGTTTTGTCCTACGCGGGCGGGGCTTCGGCTTCGCCCGCAATTTCAGAAAATCAAACCCCCCTTAACCCATGAGCGACGCTTACAGATTCTTTGGCGACTGGGTGCGCACACAAGGCGGTAATGTGGTCTTGTTATCTGCTGCCATCGTATTTTTGCACATCACCAATAGCGCACAGGTGAGCGAACTCAAAGCAACCATATCACAACAAAACGCGCGGATTGACCAACAGATAGACGAGATACGCAAATGCGACATGGAGCGGGCGCGACTGGAGGCGCGTGTCGAGGGGCTGATTACGCAACTTTCACAGAAATTTCCAAACCTGAAATAGTATGCCATTAAAGGTCAAACTGAAATACTTCAAGGACTCGGATTTCAAAATGGACGGGCAAGACGTGAGCGACAAAATGAACGCCGATTTTCTGCTCAAACTTGACCGATGCCGGGAAATAGCCAATTTCCCCTTCATTATTAATTCGTCCTACCGTTCGCCGGAAAAGAACCGGGCAATTGGCGGCGCGCCCAGTTCGATGCACTTGCAAGGCCGGGCGGTGGACGTGCGGGTGGCCAACAGCTCACAGCGGTGGCGGCTTATTCAGGCGGCAATGGCGCTGGGTATGTCCGTCGGTATTATGGAAAACGCGGTACACATTGATGACCGGGGCGGGTTCCCGGTTGTGTTTCACTACTATGCAAGCAGGCGCACTAATCCAGATTGATGACCACAAACAAACTTTTCCCGTACAGCATCGAGTGCCGGGTAGAATACGCGCAATCCGCGTCGTGGCGATTCCGGGCGCTGCTGCTATCTGATCTGCATATTGACAACCCGAAATGCGACCGGGTGCTGCTGACAAAGCACTTGGAGCAGGCGAAGGCGATTGACGCGCCGATCTTCATATTTGGCGACCTGTTTTGTGCTATGCAGGGAAAGTTTGACAAGCGCTCCAGTAAGTCAGAGATGCGGCCGGAACACATGAAGGGGAACTATCTGGATGCCCTGGTACATACGACCGCTGAATTTTTCGAGCCATACAAGCACCTAGTGAAAGTAATCACGCCAGGCAATCACGAAACGTCAATATTGGGACGCCATGAAACAGACCTAATTGAACGGCTGGCCTACGCGCTCGGATGTGAGCGGGGAACGTACACGGGCTGGATTATTTGGCGGTTTCACATCGGAGGCGGGGCGGTGCGCACGATGCCGATGTCCTACCACCACGGCTACGGCGGGGGCGGTCCCGTGACTAAGGACGTAATCCAAACCAGCCGAAAGGCGGTGTATTTGCCTGATGCAAAAATAGTGGTCAGCGGCCACACGCACGACAGGTGGATCGTGCCAATTAGCCGGGTTCGATTGAAGCAGAATGGAGAGCAGGTGTTGGATGAGCAGTTGCATTTGAAGTTGGGGACATACAAGGACGAATACACGCCGGGGAAAGGGTGGGCGATTGAAAAGGGAATGCCGCCGAAGCCGTTGGGCGGGGCGTGGCTGAATTTTTCGTATGAGAATAATGAGGTGCTGTATTCGGGTGAGCTTTGTCAATAAAAAAGCCCCGACTTGTTAGGCCGGGGCTGGGTTGGTNGGGGTTATTTTGGGTGGGGTCAATCTATGTTCTTATCACGATACAAATACAGCGCCGCCCAACTACAAGCGCACAAGAAGGCGCAAAAACACCCCGTGACCACGTCCGACACGCCTTCGCGCTGGAAGGTCGGGAAGTGCACCCACCAGGCACTAATATCAATCAGAAATACAAACCATAACGCCGTCCCAGACGTGCGGATGCGCGTTTCATCGGTGGCCAAAAGCACAGCCGAAAGAATAATCAAAAAGGCAACGCCGCCGCCGATTGTGCCGGGTTCGCCCCACAATGTCCCGCAATCGTACCAGATCAATGCCGCATGGCCTAACACCACGCAAAGCAGTACGAACGAAAGGAAGTAGCCGCGAATGGCTTGCAGGTCGAAATCGAACGCGGATTGTTCGGCCTGCTCGGATTGTTCGGGCTGATCGGGTACAACTTGCAGCGCGCCGTATTGTTCGGCTTTTGGCTGCTCTTGTTCTACCCGTATTGTACGGGTTCTTTTCGCCCGCGTCATTTTTTCGGCGGGTTGTTCGGCGTATTGTTCGCTTTGCTTTTTCCGCTTGTCGTCGAGA